CTTGCAATTCCACCATATATATCATTTTGGTGATGATATGAATATGTCGTTCTTCTTTGCACGGTATTATGTCCGCTAGACCCGCGTCAAGTTTCCAGAATAAATACACGGAAAAAAACCCGGTTCCTGCGCCAGGGTCCAGCCAAGTTGCGCGTGGGTTCGTAAAATCCTCCTTCGTAAGCATTCCGAACATACGCTCAATCAGAGAATACGGCGTAAAAATCTCTCCGTATTGCTCGCGTTTTTCCCTTGAAGACCATAGCATCTGGTTATCTTTATTAAATTCTGAATTAGTCAATGACATATAATCTAGAACTATATGTAATTTATCTTAGAATATCTCACAAGAAAAAATCCTTTCGGATTCTTCTTTGTATGTTTTTATGTTTTTTCATTTTTATGTTTTTATATGTGGTATAGTGCGTCGTGACTTACCCAACCGCGTTGAACTCCTGCGTTAGATCAATCACTACACTCTCATCAAACGGGTAGTGATTCGTCGTATAATTATGCTGAGGAGTAACTGGCGTTCCACCAGTGATATGATTGTTAGGTGGCGTTACCATAACCACATCGTCGTCAGAATAGTCATATTCAGTGTCCTCGTCACTAACCAGCGACGGAATAGACGAGTCATCAGATTCGCTCTCCGTCTCATACGAGCTATCGCTATCGCTAGCGCTCACGAGCGATGGCATGGAAGAGTGCGTCTCCGAGTCGGTGTCATTCGCCACCATCGCCGTTTGCTCTACAATTTCCTCCATCGTTGGCGCATTATCGTTATTGTTAAGCCACGCAGGCTCGCCCTCGTTCATTCCCGTATTCACCGCGTGCGCCCATAGCGGTGCGATAATGCTGTAGTGCCAGTTAAGCTGTGTGTAAGTCACGTTGTTCCAGTAGGCAACATTGTTCTGAATTTGGACGATTTGCTCTTCAAGAGCCACGACCCGCTCTTGGAGCGCAGCATTCGCGACGACTTCTTCCTGCGTTAGCGGGTTGTGATTCTTGAGGAGAATCCAGTACCAGGGATCGTCGTAGATAAGCCTCGCACACTGCTCCGAGTTGTAGATTCGCGCTTGGATGTTCCGCGTGGCCGCATTGTCCTCCCACATCTCAAAATGGAGGAACGCTTGGTAGTATTTCACGCCGTTCGCGCTAGACTTTTCAAGAAAGTCAACCCGACTGATGGTGCCAATATCCAGCATCTTAAATTTGTCGGCAATCATCTCCCGCGAAGCCCACTCGGGGACAACGCGCGGGATGAAGAGCGAAAGCTTGTTATTGAAGGTCATGCCAGTAGTCATTGTTGTAATTGTCGTAATTATAATGTGGAGGTTTGATTTCAATTTTTTATCAAACACTTAAAAACATACGAATCCGAAAACCCAGATTCTATGACTAGTCCTCTAATGTATATATATATCAGAAACGATATTACAATCATACGCACAGGCAAGCTCTCCATGGTAGACGAGGTCTACAGCCTCGCCCGGAGGAACCGAGATTATATTTTCTATAAAATGAATGATGCCATTATTTTGACCTCCTTTCTTAATAACGTAATCGAACTCCTTTGTAAATTCATGGAGATCGCGACTGAAAATAGCATCGCAACACCTATATTGTTTGTCGTCGGTTCTGCATCCATCCATAAGAAATGGAATGTAGCACGATGCGACAAGACAATCTATAAGCTCCTCCTTGCTGTCCCAATTTATTACCATTTTACATTTCCGATCATTATTCGCAGCACACAATATAATACCAAGTTTCCCGCTAGCTATCTCATGAATATTTGTAGGTAAGCATTCGGTCATTGTGGAACGTATCAGCGGTTCCAGAGCACATAGGTTACAGCAACGCGCCGTGTTATAAAATAGTTCCATAATTCCATGCGTATTAGAATTAGGTAATAACAATAACACCGCGACTAAACTACCAGCACTATATCCAGCAATAAATTTCGGTGTAATTTGTCTCATCATTTGCTTGCCATATCCAAAGGAATACCAAAATGCCGGAAATCCGCCACCCTCAATAAGTAATTTTTCTATGCGATTGTTTGAAGTAGTCATAATATGTATATATATGTATTAATACATATATTATCGTCTATATATATTATCGTCTATATATATTATGACTAGTTCAAGCGAGAGAACGAAAAAAAAAGCGTCACAAGCAATATATAATGAATTAGCAACTAATGTGCGAAATAATCATAATGTCGCACCAGTAAAAAAAAATGGGTATACCTACAATTCTCTTGGAATTACCCGATATGATTCTGCTAGCACTAATAAAAATCAGACCGCAATTTCTAACTACGGTAGCTACTCAGAACGAACGAATCTAAAACTAGGAAAACAATTTTCAAACAGCGCAATTAATGGAACTGAAAGTCTTAAATATGATATTCGTGCTGGGAATTTAATGCAAGTTAAATACAATACTGGAAATTATAGCGCTCCATTGCTCTCTACGGGTGATTTGGATGTCGCAGACGGAAAGCTAATGAGAAACGACTTTATTCCATACGGAACAACCATAGATTATCCTGGATTCATAACCGATTATTCAAATAATATATTTAAAACATCCGGAGTTGGCACAAGCGATAATCAGCAGCAACATTGGATACGAAACCTCACAACATTGCAAAACAACGGCTCACAACAGTGGAATAAATTAAACGCTTCGCAGCAGATGACTGGATTTTCACTAACGTCGCCTATTCTATTGTGGACCGCATTTGAGATAAATATTACAGAGGATCCCTCTGACGTATCTGGATACATTTTTAACGGAATTCATCGCAAAGGCGAATTGAAAAATATCATAAACCCGACATTATACTATGACGTGAATGATCATATTAATTTTAAAGTCAATTTATCGCAAGAATACGACATAAGTATAAATACTTCAAACGCAGATAAAATACCACTTGCTAATGCGGATATTAATTATGGAAATGGAATAATTGAATGGAACCCTAAGAAGTCGGGCGTTTTTTTTTACAGCGGAGATTACTATTATAGTGATATTAATAATAAGCCAAAGGATATGATTGGTAAAATAGTAATCGGTAATATCAGCAGCGGACCAAATGGTTCAACTAGAGGGGGCGGCTCGTCTGGCTCGTCTGGCTCCACCAGTTCTAATGGTTATCAGAATTAATATAGCTTGGTAAATTCCATCGTCAACGACCAATCCATGTTATTTAAATCTATTATACGCCCATATTCGTCAAATAATTTTATAGTCAGTTTATCAATATTTACGGCATTATAGTAATTCCGTGGTGTTCTACGATGTGTGATATATCCAGTTTCACGAGACGTCAAGTCGTGTCCTAGTTTAATGGGGGCCAAAGAGATACGTGTCATAATTTTCTTATCTAGAATATTATCATTAAATGCCACAATTAACGGTGGGTGACTATCGTTTTTATATTCTTCAATTGAAAGATAGCCATATCTAATAGAGTTTATGAAACCAATGCCCTCGGATACCGCCGAAATGGGGGTGTATATTGTAACTGGCGTGATGCCGCCCATTACATATTCGGCCGCGCGAAATCCGAGCGCCCATCCTAACCGCGTATAAATACTAGTTTCCGTGTCTAAGTTTCCGTCGTTATCTACATTGAATCGTAACCCCGATACTCTATTCTTGTTTATAGTTTCGTCATTCGCTAGTTTACTCGCAAAAACCGATTTTCCGGTAATATTGTTAATTTTGAATCTAATGTCACTATTATCGCTGGAGACATACTTATTATTGAGATAGTCTCCCATATTTGTAGATGCAAATCGGTAAAAACGCCCATTCTCGTCAATGGCTCCAGGTGCGGCCACCATAATTGCGTCGTTCATACTCTTTTCGGTTAGTATTTTAGTAGTCATCCACGAACGCGTATCGTAATTTCCGTCCATCAACCGAACGCGCCACGCTCGTCTTACGGGCGTAAACCCCAAAATATTCTCTCCGTCGTTACCGATATAATCAAGCGAGGCAATAGGCGTCTCTTGGTATTCGGCATCAATTCCATTGCGCACGTTATCATAATTGGTAATCTTTGTATCAGAGTCGCTAATAATAAGCATCGTACTGTTTCCAAGATTATTTGATATTGAGTAAAACGTCATAGGCATCTCCATTGCGATTATAGACATTTGAATTACATTGTTTTGTCTTTCGGAAATATTGAACGTGTAGTTGGTAGATAACGTGGTGTAGTAATTATCGCGATGTCGCGAGTCAATGCTAATGGTTTGCTTTATCGTCTTTGTCTTTGTAATATCGCCGTAAATTCCATTAGGTAGTGGTTGATAAAGCCTTTCATAATCCTTGCTATATTCGGGCCTCTGTTTTTGTGTAATTATCACACTATTTTCATCGGTTTTAGAAACTTTATTACCCATTCCAACAAAACCCTCTTTATTATTCTCGTCCTCATCTGGATCAATCTTACGATATCCTATGAACGGACTAGTGCTAGATGAAGTAGCATTACTATTGGCATTACTATTGGCATTACTATTGGCATTACTATTGGCATTACTATTGGCATTTCTATTGGCATTACTATTGGCATTTCTATTGGCATTATCCGCAATGCGGTCGTCTACTTCCGCAAGTGTAGTATCCGCATCTATAATATCATAATTATCTATTTCAATTGTTGCTATATATGATAGTAAATCTGCTTCTCCTTCCGTTTCATCTTCTACTAGAATAGTAGTAAGCGATAGGAATATATTAATTAATGCGTTGATGTAATATTCATAATTAATTTCATACTCATTAATTATAGGATAAGAAGGCGACAAGTTTTCAGATGAAAGACCAGGAGGCAATACCTTTTTTTGATAGATATCTCCTACGTAAACGAGAACATTGAAATTGAAAATGGTTTGTACCTCTGTCTCATTATCATCCAACAAAAAAAGTCGTTTTCTATTATTCTGCTCATTCGGTTGTAGTAGACCCTGGCCAATATTACTACCCTCTTCGGTTACCGATCTAATAAATTCATTCAAGTCTTTTCTAGAAGCATTTTCAATATTTTCAAAATTATAGTACGATTCGTTGATAGAAAGCGCCGTATCATAAAATCGTTGTATTGGCTCCGTATAATAATTCTCCATTTATTATATATATATCTCTTTTTACAAATCCTTTTTATCCTTTTTATCATTTTCATCCATCAACATAACGGCCATTGCCGCATAATTATGCAAGTCAATGAGCGTATCCCTAATTTTTTCATCTTCCACAAGAGCAATGCCGTTTTTGGTTATTGACTGGAGGCGCTGAATCTTGTCCCCAATACGAACCAGCACTCCTACAGGACCATATGTAGCAAACGCATCTCCATAATCCTTGTTTTTATTTACAAATAGCGTTCTTGCTTCCAATTGAACAAGGTCAAGCTGGTTAACACGGTCCGTCATTTACATTGATATAAATAGCATTGTTTATATCAATTTTATTATCGTCATTCAATAGACCTAATGTGAAAATAATTTAGTTACAACCTTTACATGGTTTTGAGTGCATAAGGTCATATAAGTCTATCGTCAACTTTCCCTTGCGGTAATTAGACGATATCTTCATAGAGTTTGGCACAAATGTTTGTGCTACATTCTGGTTTTTTATTGGTTCGTTCGTTGACGAGGCTACTTGATATCCTGATGTTAATATCATTCCCATTCTACCACTCATCTACTATAATAAAATATTTAATTAGGACATATCGCAGCACAATCGGACGACGCATTAGAAATCATTCCATACATTTTAGTTTTGTTTCCGTATTTCGCATTGGTTGCGGAAGTTGCTTCTGTAAGTAGATTGCCGCCCTTTTTTCTTGCTAAATACCGGTCGTAAGATGCGTGTTTAACCGCCACCGTTCCGTCAGCGTCAGTGGAACCAGCCACGACTAACGCGGAGAGGTTCATTGAATAGCTAGAGGCGGGGGTTCTTACTTGATTCCACATTCGCTTCTGTTTCATATCCTCGGGCTCTTTCATCGCCTTAGAAATAGGCGCGGGCTTGCTAACTATATATTGCTCTCCCGAACAATCACATGTATAATTAACATAAGTAGTCATTCTATATAAAATTGATTATATTTTTAATTATCAACGAACAAATATTAAATGAACTACTCTTGCGACTATTGCAATAAAATATATAAACGCAAATACCATTTTGACAGGCATGTTCTCGTGTGTAAGGTTATATCAATATCAACTGGCGATTTAGAGATTAAATGTCAAGAAAGAGCAGATACATTCACACCCGAAGAGACATCAAAATTGATACTTGACCTCTACAAGCGCGTCACCGATGCGGAAACCCGTCTCCGCCAAATAACGGTGACCGAGAGAAAAAAAATCAATATTATAGATTGGCTTAACACAAAAGCGGAAACGCCCGAAATTTCATTTTATGAATGGCTTGACTTGATAGCAATAGACAAATTCGGTCTGGAGCTAATCTTCAGCAACGACTATATTGAAGGTATGCTTCTAATTTTAGAACCCCATTTAACAGAAGAGAATATTCCCATTAAAGCATTTGATAAGAAGAGCAATCAACTGTATATTTACACTGATAAATGGATTCAGGTGTCTACAAATGAGTTTAACGGAATTCTCCGCATATTTTCAAAGAAAGTTATGGCTCGCGGTCTACTTTGGAATAACGAAAATATAAATAATAACACGGAGGAATTCGGAAATAATATGCCTATATTTATTAAAAAATTAAATGGAGGAAATTTTAAAAAAGAACGCATTTCTTCTGCCTTGAGAAAAGGAATATATAATAAGATAAAGGTAGAGATTCACAATGTTATTGAATGCGAGTTTGTCTAATATCACGCGTCAAGCGACCACGTATGGACGTGGTTTGCGATTATTATTTCCTCATCGAAGTCTGATAGGTCTCCCCGAATATTTTTCAAATAGTCCTTTATATACGGCTCTCCGGTTAACATAAGTTCGCTGGGACTATAATTTGGAGATATATCAACGACTAGAATTTTTTCGCGGGCAATAAGTTTCAGTTTCTCAATTATGTTAATTCTATGCTCTTGAGGAACTTCGTGAAATAAGAACATCATCGTAACAATATCGTATTGCTTATCGGGAACCCATTCCTCAATGTGTCCTTGTTCAAAATCTTTATTCGGAAAAATAGCTTTGGCGGTGGAGAGCATCTCATTGCTCACATCCAGACCTTTGCTGCCATGTGTAGCCGACGTAGAGAATCCAGTTCCGCACCCGACGTCCAGTATGGTCTTGTCTGCGCCCTCCGCGTCAACGATTTCCTTCCGCAGATTCCTGCCGTAAATGGTAGTGTCCGTGTATAGCGTGAAAAGCGGAGCAATGAGCGAGTGCACCGACCCCAACGTGCCATGATTTCCGAAGTTGTGAATTCGCGGGTCATACGGATAAAGACGTGGATCCCACGCATCACATACATCCAGCGATAAAAAAATGAATAATAAATTTTTAATAAAGTTCAACATTAGATATATACGCATATAATATATTTATATATATTTATATATATTTATAAATAACACTAGACCATCTACTCTAACTCATCAGGTGTTACAATCGCAACCCCCAGTTTTGTAGCCCTTTCTATTTTCGCGCTTTTCGCGTTTTTATCTTTCACAATGACAAAATCGGTCTTTTTAGTAACGACGGATGTCTCCCTCGCTCCGTATTTTTTCAGCTTGTCTGAAAGGTCGGAATCGCGGAACCCAGTAATCACGTATTTTTTCCCGTATAGTGGATGTGACGTATCGGCACTTTCCATCTTTTCGGGTATCAGTTTCGCTTGTAGTCCGGCTTCCTGTATCCAATTCTGAAACGCCGGAAGGAACTCAACGAATTTCCGCGCCGATTTCTCAGCCATCCCGTCAATTAGTTTCACTCTTTCTATTTTCTCCTCGTTACTTATTTTTGTGGTTAATATGGTTGGCTCCTCGTCCAATATAAGCTGAAATCGCTTGACCGCAAATCCGCGACCGAATATATTAGTGGCCTGCATTAGCTCTGGCAACGCCACCGTCTTCAGCTTTTCGGCAATCCCCACGCTTATTTTGGTAGACAGCTTATCTTTGAACCCGTCAATCGTGAGGAAGTCCTCCTTGGTCATTCTAATTATTTTCGGTATCGTATCAAATCCGGCACCGCTGATACGTTTGACATTTCCGTCACTCAGACCGTCCACGCCAAGGATACGAAAGAACCCAGTGATAGTCTTATTTCTCACAATGTCGTCGTCGTCCTTGTTCTTCAGCATAACGTCCACATTTGTTTCGTTCCAGATATATGGCTGTGTAGGCATTTTTGGTGAGGTGGCGGGCTGTATCACCTCCGTAATATGAGGTATCACGTCGCCCGACCGAATCAACGCGATGAGCGCGCCTATACCAATACTATTGTCTTTGATGAATTTTCCGTTGAAACCGGTGGCGTATGAAATAGACACTCCTCCCAGAGTAATCGGCTCAATCTGGACGCGCGGTTTCAAGTAGCCGTCCTTACTAGGCGTCCACAGCACATCCAACACCTTGGCCTCGGCCTTTTGATCAGACAATACCATCTTGAATGCGAACGCATGGTCGGGATTGCCCGTCTCGCGTTCGTATAACTTATCATCAATACATATTACACCGTCAATCTCGTACCGATACTCGTCGCGCCATTTGACAAGAAGGTCGGATAGCGCATCGTTTGTTACGTCAGCTCGCGTTTCGTTCTCAACAATAATGACGCTTTCGCTAAGGTGCGACAGCTGTTTTGATGGCGACATTACCGGTTTAATTACTTCATAAACCACAAAATCAATGTCGTTGAATTTCTCATCGTCTATTGTCTTTTGATTTACTGCACCAGCGACAAAGTTGCGAGGGTTCGCAAACGAACTCTTGTATTTATCCTTAAATATATTCTTGTCGATGATAAACTCGCCACGAAGGACTACATTCTTATCCCGCGGAAGCTTCATAAACGGAATGAGATGCGAAACATCTTGACCGACCTTTCCGTTGCCGCGCGTGTAAAGCTTTGGTTCATCGCCCTCGGTAGAGTAGAGTCCGCTAACCCCGTCCAATTTACACGACAGGACGTATGGTCCGTCGTATTTTTGTTTCCAGTTCGCAAGCGCCTTCGTATCCGGTTTAATTTTATCCATTGACCACATTTCATATGGAAGTTCAACCTTCATTTTATCGATGGCACATTTTGTGTGCCCTTCTAATGCCGCCTTATTATTAGGAAATCGCGAAAGCGTCGTTTCGCGAAGAATATCATATTCATTGTCGCTCATAATCGGCTTTGAATCGCAATAGTAGGCGTCATTCGCCTTGCGTATCATCGCGCTCAACTCTTTCTCGGAGAGAATGGTTAGCACACCAATTCCCTCTTTTCTAAACAATTCAATATTATTCGGAAGTTTTTTTTTAATAGTTATTATTTTTTTATTGGTTTTAATTTTTAGTTTTTTCGGAACAGACTTCTTTGGAGCAACGTCTCTTGCTATAATAGACCGATTGTCGATTCGCTTATCTGGTTCAAGATATTCCATTCCCAAATATTTGAAAATATCGTCTTCCGTTTTAAATACGTGATTTACCTTGTCGGTTTTCTTTCCGTTTTTCATGTGATATAGTCCGTGCTCGTTCAGAGTGTAACCGAGCGTAAGAGCACGTTGCCTTTGAGCAGTATTGAAGTTTTTGCTGCCGGTGAAATATAGAACGGCGAATGGATATTCGTCGGATGGTGTATAGAGAAAATCAACGCGCCTAGCAGGTTTACCCGGCAATTTCGTAACGGTCAGACTTTTCGTCTTTCCGCGGCTGAGAACCTCTATGATTATGTTATTCTTGATCAGCCCGTCAATAAACTCGTCAAATGTCGCCCGATTATTTGACCGACTAGACACGATAATATCAATGTCTCCTGAGGTTTTCGCGAGTCGGCGGTAAGAGCCAACTATGCTGAATTCAGAGTCAGAATGTGCGGTTTCTGCAAACACCGCATCCAATTCAGCCTTATAATCGTCAATCTCCTTGCGCGGAATTCGTTTCTCAATATCATCAAAGTATTTTACCCCTATTTTCATAGCATTAGTCAGAAGCTCTTCGTGGGCACGCAGCTGATCTATTGTAGTGATCCCCTTCTCAACAAAGTCCTTCGCCTTTTTTGGACCGATTCCGTAAACCTTAGCCAGCTGATTTACCGGGTCGTTGCGTTCTCTTTCCAACATTTCTATTTTACCTGTTTCAACATATTCGGTTAGTTTACTGATAATGTTAGCGCCTATTGGAGTCTCCGATAAATCGCTTGCATTAAATATATCACCTTCGTGGGTGATTATAATATTGATTGCCTTGCGATACCCCCGTGCTCTAAACGGCTCTGCCTTTTTCAACATAATATCTTCCAGTTCATTTAGAACGTCAATAAATTCTTCGTTGTATCGTTTCATTCTTTTAGATGGCTGTGTTTTCTTTATATCATCATCTAGTTTTAATTTTCTTTTCAATTTTATAGGCTTGTTTAACTTAATAGTTTTATGGTGTTTGCTAGGTTGCACAGTCTCCTTAACACAATATCCATATTTTTTCAACGTGCGCGTTTGGGGGTTTATGGATGTGGCACATATCTCTCCCTTGCTAGTTGTATAGCACGCGTCATGCGACTTCCATTTATATTTATATGGAAATATACACTCACCCTCTAAAATTTTCTTGTGTTTTTCTAGTTTTCCTTGTTTATTTCTTCTTGTCGCCTTCATATAAATTACGGAAATAATTATCTGAAAAGGATTTATCGTAATGCATATCAATATACTTTGTATTTGACTTCACTTTCTTGGACGACTCTGCTGGAACGCTCTTTACCGATTCTCTATAGAGAGGTATATTTTTTATATCTAACATTATAAATAAAAAATATATAATAATTATATTATGACTTTATTAACTGAAACAAATTCAAATAGTATGGTCGCAAAATATGACGGTGATATAGTTAATATAATTGCCGAAAAAGATGATGGAGATAGTAAGAAAATATATATAACCCAGTTAAGCAGAGATGATATCAAAAATATGATAGCGCAGCGTTCAAACGAGAAGCCGCTAGAGGAACGTCTTAAGAGCGACTACAAGTGCAGGTATAATTTTAGAAGGCCAACCATACATCAGCACCGCGGATATGCTAAACAATTGCTAAACTCGCTAAAAGATATGGATTTGATAATGCCGAGTCCTATAAAAAAAAGGCAAACTACTAGACGTCGTAAAAGTATCGTTCCTACAAAAACTCGCTCACGTGGGCGAGGGAAACGAGGAAAACGACGAAAACCCACGAAACGTAAACAACAAAGAAGAGGTAAATTATCAAAAACTATAAAATACACTCCTTATCCCGATAATTTTCTTCAAGAATATAAAAAAAAGGAACCAATCCGCGAAGAATTGAATGAATCTAGTTTAGATAGAAAAATTCCGATAGATAAACTTTCGGATGAGATGCCGGATACTGTTCGCAAACTAATAACTAATTCATAAAGCAGGTATCACCAATTTACTATGATCTAGACTCGCATCGTCTCATATATACGTAGTTGTGTATCAGAATAGTTCTCTATTTTGTTATTTTTTTTATATTCTTTTTCAAATTCCCTGCTTGTTTTACGCAAGTATTGTGACGATGCGTATAAAAGGTCACACGAAATATCATCATAGTAAATACATTCTATGTGACCGCATTTTCCTTGTTTAATTTTCCTAATGTATCTTAATAGGTTATGAAAATTTTCGTCTGAAAAAATTACTACGTGAACTAATAAAATTTTCTTGTTATTAGGGTCATCGTTCATAATATACTGGGATTCGCAATTAAAATAACTAGCTTCAGAACGCATCGTATCTGTATTAGTAGCCGATTGTGCAATTTCAATAGCATATCCCATTATATAATTGCTTAATATTTAATGAAATTACTCGTATACTACCATATGTAATAGTAATATGTAAGTATAATAATCACTACTTTTGTGTATTTGTATTATATATGAGTTTTTTAGATACCAAATTAATAATAACAAATACTTTGTTTGCCGAAAACGCAGAGATAACCGAGGTGATTTTACAGGACATTTCTGGTATTACAATAGAAGGTGCCAATGATTCTACTGGAACATTTATCAAAACACCATTATTAAAAACAAATACAATTGATTTTAGCAATGAAGATCTTTCATTTATTTCGTTTATAAGCGACGTATTATCAGATTTGTCTGCTGGTTTTGTTCAATTTGACGGAACAGATTTGTCGACTGTAACACTGGAGGTAAATGATTTATCAGTTAATTTTATTGAAATAAATGAAAACGGTAATGATAATGATTATGTTAATTTTATGCATGATGTATCAATAACAAACACAATAAAAGTAGAACCCTTTAAAACCAAGTTTCTCTCGGCAATAGACACTTCAATGGTAATGTATTCTGATGTATCTTCCGATGGTAAATTTAATATTGAAACACTTACTAGTAATAATTTTAATAAAAAAAGTAATCATACACAATTTATAGAAATAACACAAGATGTATCAACAAATAAACGCATAGAGGCTTTGGACGTTTCTGTTTCTAATTCAGTTAAGGTAGCAAACGATTTGTCTTTAAGCAAAATAGGTGCATATGACGATATTGTAACCTTTGTAAATGATTTGAGTATTAATGGTAATGTCGACATTAGCTCTCTATTAGCAAACAATATATATGCGCTATCCGAAAATCAAATAATAGTTGAAGAAGATTTATCTATAAATAATAACCTGTTTGTAGAAGATATTTCTTTTAATGGTGATATTTTTGGAATAGACGGATGTCTAAATGTTACAGGAAAAATTAGTTTTCCAAAAACGGTTAAAGCGAAAGAGGCTACTATTAATACCATAGAAACAAGTGATTCAGATAAAAAATTTATTTTTGATTCGGCTGTTAAAATAGAAGGTAGAATAAAGGCCACACATAAACCGAAACAATATCGGGCTTATCACAGCACCAATTATTCAGACCTCGTTATTGAACTCGGTAATAATTACGGAGAGGGTGCCTTAGGATTGCTTAGCGATTTTAGAGGTAAGGAAGATTATTTAAAAGACCAATTTTCCAACTTTGGTTCTGATTTTTCGTTAGCGAGATATGATGGAGTAGATAACATAGATAGTAATGTAGCTTCAGTCACACTTTATGTTCAAAAAAAATCTGGGTCGCTTAAGAAAATAAAGACAATTAATAAACCAATAATTTTCGGTTCAATAAAACACAATAAAGATATGGTTTACGAAGGAAACGATATTTCTTATTTACATTATGATACGGCAGATTCGTCAACCATTATTGCCAATGTAACCACTGATTTATCGTGTGATTTTTCTTACAATAGATATGAAATGATTGGGCTATCGGGTGGTATATTTCATCCTAACACCAGAAAAAATACACACTATTTTGACTTTTCGGGAACAGATCCAGAGTTTATTGACGTATCTTATATTATTGGTGATTATCACGATAATTCTGGATACACAGTAAACATTGAAAGATACCATAATCCTACCTTTGATACTTCAAAAACTCGTCTTGTAATTGTTACGCCTAGTAGTAAAGCCGCATCTGTCGATTTATCATTAAACGTAGCGGGACATGATTATACAAATTATACAATTAGAACTATAAAATTAAAGGAGGATCAAGTATTTGAAATGGCAGAGCGACCTGTGTGGGATGCAATCCGATTTAAAACGTACGATGTCTGTTTAGTGGGTATGTATCAAGATTCCGAGAATAATACGGGACACGATATAGTATTTACCGATTTTTCTTGGAACGATCTCAGTCTTAGCAATCCTATAAGCACTGCAGATACAAGGGACATTTCAAGTGCCTTTTTTGATATTAGTCTTAACCAATATTTTGGTGATAACAGTCACAATTTAAAATACACAATTGATCTCTCTGGATTTAATGTTAATACCAAATATGATGTATCATTTAACATAGATTCGACTGGTCCTTTAACAGATAGAATAGAGCTATCTGGGAATATAATTACGGTAAATACGTGTATCGATACTCATAACCCTGCTAATATTATTTCAACAGATACCTCGATAAATATAGTCCTTCATAATTATTATGAGTTTCATCCAACGGAAGACGCATCTTTCGATTTTATGGCGGCCGGTATTGGAGATACTGATATCGGTATTGCGGAGAGTGATTTATATAAAATTGTCGATACAGTTAGCTACACAAAAGATGTGTCGCGAAATATTATTTTGAGGGCAAAGGATATTATTAGAAATACGCCGCCCGTATTTACAGATATTTCTTTTTATGGAATATCTTATGAGGGTGGGCAAGCTGGATGGGACACACAATTCTACAACGATAATAGTTTTGATTATTCATTTGGAAATTTTAATGATATATGTTTTAATAAAATAGATAAAACAACCGATCCATCATTTACCTATTATATTTGGGATACGTCATCCATACGCGATAACTCTGCGTTAGAATATCGTTTAGATTTTTCCGCGATTGACCATGAAGGCTTCGATATAAGCTTTGACGTAAGCTATTTTACAGATACATCAATGACGATTGGTCTGTATAATGAAAATAAGGAAATAATAGTTAGAACCAGTGGAAATCGCGACCCTACTGAAATTGACACTTCCTTTTCAATATATGCCGACGACAATGGTGATTTTAATGGTGATAGAGATTGCTGTTATAATAGAATAGAATTAAGATTCCATCCATTTTTATACAAGTTTAAGGAATTTACATTCACACATTGTGATACTTCGGGAAGACTTGGTCCGTCATTAGTTGATTGTAGTAAATTTTATACAGATAGATATGATAATGGAGCGGAATCATATTCTCTAGACAATTGGTGGACGGACATATCATATTTAGACCAGTCATCCGACAACGGTATACAGATATGGACGGTGCCTGCTACAGGGCAATACGATATTACAATCGCTGGGGCGGGTGGCGGTCGTTCGTATTCGTACAATGAAAAATACACTGAACTTGAAGGATACGGAGCTAGATTTGACACGAGTGCTATTCTCACACGTGGAGATAAATATAGAATTCTAATAGGTCAAAAGGGTTATTTAGGTAATAAAACTACGACTAATACAGAGCTAGCAACTGGACATTCTAATTATCTTCCATATTCTTCTAGTGGTGGTGGTGCAACTTTTTTTATAAAAGATTCCCCTTTAATAGATGGAGATATAGATGAATTAATTGATATAAAGGATTTAGTTATAGCTGTCGCTGGTGGTGGCAGTGGAGGAAGAACTTGGACCCGAGATGATGAGTGGTCGAGCAAGAGAACGGTTACGGATGCTTCTATTGACACATCAACAGAGAAATTTCTTGGAAATGCTGGATTATATATCAAAGATGACATTGAAAACACCAGATCTAATATAAACCCTGACCAAAGAGCTCCAGGTAGGGGTGGTGGTTCCAATGAGACAAATGATGTTGGTGACATAGTTTTTGGTGGCGGTGGTGGCGGTGGAGGTATAATTAAACCTGGAGGATTGGCCGGACACGACGGAGATAATACTACATTTTTATCAGATAGTGCTGATCCAGATAAGGTAATGATGAAGACAGCTAATTCATTTATTGATGGCGGAACAGGAGGATATAATGTATTTTCGCCAAATTATGGGGCCAATGCGGATGCGATTGGAGATGCAAAAGAAGGAGGGTTTGGTGGCGGGGCCGCCGGTGGCGAAGGTGGCTCTGGTGGTGGTGGAGGATATGCTGGTGGCGGTAGCGATGCCTATGACGTAACCACTGGAGATAATATAAATCCTAATAATCCATCATGGGCCGGTGGCGGTAGCTCTTATTATAAATACAATATATCTGACCCATCACACAATATACCCGATATTCTTGGTTCACTCCAAGTAGATGGATATTTACATATTAGATTTAATCCATATAATAATTAGATTAAATTGTAGGTATTTAACTATTTTATTAATATATATGTCTTCCCACAGCACAACAAGCAAAATGAGTGGTGATTCTGGTGTAGATAACCCTCAAACACAAGGACGTAATAAAATAGATACACTAGTAGTATTAGATACACTTGTAGCGGAGAAAAGTGAACTAGGTGATATATCCATAAATATTAGCATTGAAACTTCCAATTTGTTTGCCGACCTATCAATGCAAGAACGAGTCGTATCAAAACATAATAATCTTGATACGTTTGGCTCTTTATATCCAGATAGAAAGATTAAAATATTGAATCCATTTTCGGCACCAATTGGATATTTTGATAAGGTGCGCGCTGGAGAAGCTTACGTGGATATCTTTGAAACTGAAACTCTTAAAATTAATGAAATTACCTCTGATGATAACAAAATTAATGTTTATAGACCGGACCTATCCTTTAATAAAAGTGTAAATACTAATAATGGAATATTTAACGGAATATACGCGTTACAAGACAATATTCAATTTGACGTTGATGTTTCTACAAACAATGAAATATCTGTTTCAGATGTTAATGTTAATAAATTACAAGGTCCTATTAAAATAAACGGAGATCTATCATTACAGAATATTCAAAATGTTAGCGATATATCTCTAACTAATAACCTAGATATTAGTCTTTTAGAGATTATTAATCTAGGTAGTTATAGTGGTGCAAAAATTATTATACATTCAGACGCTTCATTTGAAGGAATACAAGCAAACAATTTTTATGTTAACAACTTTACACAGATTGGCCCCGTTAATAGTGATCTTTCTGTAAATTTTGATTTATCTGTAAATGGTGAAACTAATTTAGCTAACTTAACGTCATCAGGTATTATAGGTATACATAACGATGCGTCTTTTGAACACCTACACATAAAGGATCTATCTGTTAATACTATTTCTACTATAACTCCAGATGAATTTCTTTTAATAAAAGGGGATGTTTCTATAAATAATTCTGACAATTTAGAGATTGAAATAGAACAAACTGTTATTAATCAACTACAAGTGGGACAACTTAATGATCTTGTTGGATTTACCAAGAGCGCATTTTCAATGGTTGAAAATAGGAATAATAAAATGACCGATTTATATTATGCCACTCCAGCAGGTAATTTCGGATCGTTGGAAATGGAAGATAATAGTATAAACGATATTTATTTTACAGACATTAGTTTATCTGAATTGTCTTATAATGATACAAATAACGCCCCTACGCGTTATAGTAAAAAATTAAATAATGTTGGCAACAGGCAACACACATTCATAATAGATGAATTGTCTTATAATGATCAATTTACAACTATTGATATTAGTAGCAAAACAACTTACGAATTAAAAATAGAATATGGCTTTGACCAAAAATATTCAGAACAGAATCATTACGATATAAGTACGAAATTAATTGTTGAGCCATGTAAGAGTGATATTAGTTATTTTTTTAAGGGGGACAACGCTCTAGAAGACTCTTCTGGTAGCGTTGGACCAAATAGTGATATTAGAAACGTTGAATTACTCTACAACACAGGATATTGTTTTACATTTCACTTTCAAACCAACATAGTTGAGGATATTTCAATGTTAATAACTTTAAGGGACAATGTCATTGGAAGCGACACTCATAAGACAAATACATCAGGTAATACTATATCAAGAATTTTAGACATTAACTGTGGTGGACCTGATGGTATAAATAATGATTTTGATGACATATACAATAATTATTAAAGGGTAATTTATCATTTTAAATAAAAACTGGTAAATTAGTAAAATATACATATTTAGTGTATTTATATTATATAATGCCAACCCGAGACTGGCAAACGAATGATTCCATGAATGACGAAACTATTGGTGAATATAATTTCGTTAATTGTATAGATATTACTAGTAAGAAAACGGAATTTAATAAATTGAAAGTTAGAGACCTTTCGTTGATTGATCCTTATTCGGATATTAGTCTTACGGTTGTTAATATTTTAAAGGCTAAGGATATATCAGTTGACGAAATAGAATTAGAAAATCATATAGATACCGATGGAGTAATTGAATTTATTAAACCAATCTACGTAGAGAATGCAAGTATCCAAGAAATACGCGCTTACGATGGTTCGTTTTCGTCAATTACTGTTGAAAATCGTATTAATTTTAGTCTCATTGAGGCAAAAACTGATAATATAATTACTATAAATAGCGATGCTTCGTTTTATAATAATATTCAGTCAAATGATATATGTGTAAATAAAATTAGTAATCGTATTAATGAACACGCGATTCATATTATGTCCGATGTTTCCATAAACAAAAAATTAAACGTTGAAGATATTTCGGTGTCTCATATTAATAAATTATATAATACAATTGTTTTTAATAGCGATGTAAGTATGAAAGATGTTTTATATGCTTCTGACTTTAGTGGAGAAATATTTCGTGTTCGTGAGTTATCAGCAAATAATATATATGGTTCAAATGACCGTATTGAATTTATTGCTGATATTTCAAATAATAATTCAATTAAAATTCAAGAGATTAGTTTGAATACGCTCGGGAAGGACAAAAGTAAGATAACTATTATGAATAATCTACTTGTAGAACATGATTTAAAAATTGGAGGAGAATTGTCGTTGAATAATTTATATACCAACAATCAATATATTAATTTCAATGATAATACTATTTTAACATATGGTATTGAAAAACCAGATATAAGTATAAACATTATTAATCCATCGGAACCACCAAATCAAAGCATAGTGAGAGACCAAAGTAATGTTTTAATTATTAATTCGGATGTTTCGTTTAATTCAACTGCTGATTTAGATTGGGTTAACTCTGCGTTTAATGTTATTGCACCATATGATTCTATAACCGATGTTATAAAAAAAAATAATGAATTTGTAACTGGGTCGTTGATAGAAATAAAGAATACTGATGATAATAACAAATCAAAGGTAAATATCTATATTAAAATAGACGACGATTCATGGCATAAAATAGTTGATGCAAATAACAGCCCTTGGTTTAAACGGTTTTCACTATCATATGAAGGTATTGATATGCTAACAGATGATATATTTAAACAGGATATTTCCAATACTAATAATCTTGATAATAAATATTTAACAATTCCTGAAAATAGTGTAACAGACATTTCGGTTGGTTTGCAAGATTATGTAAGTGATTTTAATTTTTCTAGCATTAATACTATTAAATATTATGTAAAGAAAATTAAATCCGAAGAAGATCATACTTACAATCTTAGAACAGTTGTGGAAGATCTTGAACTAGATGATTTGACTTTACTTAGAAGAAAAAATACAGGTGCTGATGCGATTAACGCTCTAAGTTATATGGAATATATGAATAGTTTTTCTGATTTTTGTTATAATTATGGTGGTGGATGGGAAGTTAGATTATCTACAGGAGATGTTGACATTTCTGACGAATTTAAAACTGATGTAACATATACAGAGATTAGCAATTTAGATATTAAGGTCCCTATTAATAATGGGTTTGATGCATCGTTTATTCTTGAAGTAAGAGATGATGTTAACGTTACTCTTAATCCTAAATTGATATATATAATAAAAGTAAATGAAGTACCTAAATGGACGGAATTAAAATTAGACGCATCTAATTATGTGCATTATTTACATAAGGGCACACAGCTAATAAATGAACCGAGGGAACACAAGCGTGAAGGACTAGTAGGTATGTATAATGATATAAGCTTCGACGTTAGTTATGATAAACCCACAATAAGTAACTATCATGATACTTCTTACTATGATTTGGATTTATCCGCCATCGATCCAGAAGGTTTTGATGTTAGTTATTATATAGAAGATAAAGACGATTTTAATGACTGGTCGTGGAATTGGTCCGCTGATAATAGCAATATATTGAAAATAAAGGTCCCTGGAGAAGGAATAAACGGTATTGATGTATCACTTGTTATTCTTGCACATGATAATAATGTTCCCGATGTTTCAAATCTTATACCTAACGATTTATATAGGGACGATGGTATAGAAACCTCTTACAATAGAACCATTATAACTTTTAGAAAAGAAAACGCACAGCCAATTTGGAATTGTATTAAATTAGGTGTGTCAAATGACCAATTTGACGAATTGGATCAATCGTGGAACGATAATATTGATACAGAAGACTCGCATCAGTTTTATGTATATTTTGAACCAGATAAGAAATATGTTCAACAGAAGAATGAAAACTTTTCAACCGATTTATCAAGTTACTTTTTAGATTTATCATCAACTGACCCCGAAGGGTTTGACAGTTCGTATTACGTTTTAGATCCCAAATCAGATATTAGTCATATTATTACAAATGATTATTCTAGAATACAGATTGATATTTCTTCTCTTCTCACTACGTATGATACGGGTTATGATATGTCGTTAGAAATAGTCAGTCAGGATGACTGGTCTTATAATTTTGTGGATAAACGGGATCATAGCAGAATTTATAACACCAGAATTTTAAATTTCAAACACATATCGTCGCGGTTGTTAGAAGAGATTGAATACCAGGATATAAGTTCCACCACCGATTCACAATTATACAATGTAAATGATAATAGTTATGAAATTCTTTATTCTAAAAATAACAAAAATATGCAAATAACACTAAGCTTCGATTATAATCAATTTCCCGTCGCATTAACAGACCTAAGTATTGTTAACACAGAGTTTTCAGAATATGATATAAGTTTGGTTCGCCAGGACGATCATAATGTTATTGATATATCAGGAATAGTCGAGGTTTATACAGATAATAATCGTGGTTACATTGATTTTTCATTTGATTTGTTATTCAAAGAGACGTTTAAATATAATTTTTTTATTACGAATTATTATTTGACCGGAGGAGACGGGTCTTTTTCTGATATAACTGCTAGTAATATCACGATTAAAGACTCCGAAGACAAGAGTAACGTAAACCCATTACTTCAAGTATTAGGAGATATAAGCGCGACAGGTAGGTTTCACGCAAATGATGGGAGTTTTAATTTAAACGTGGACATATCGAATAAGTTGATTGTTGAACAAGATATTTCCATTAATAATAGATTAGATGCTCATGATGCATCGTTCCATAACGATGTAACTATAGGCAATGATTTGCTTGTTGTAGGGGATGTTTCTATCAATTATAGACTGGATACGCACGATGCGTCGTTTCAAAACGATGTAACGATAGCAAATGATTTGGTTGTTGGAAATGACGTTTCTATTAATAATTACTTGAGTGTATATGATGCGTCGTTTCATAGTGATGCGACTATAGCTAATGATTTAATTGTAAATGAAAACGCAATGCTAGACAAAAATCATATAGTTAATGGAACCTTTAATACGGGCTATAATACCGATTGGGTCATCACTACGACTAGCGGAAGTGAGAGTACCGATACACCAAATTATATAAATTTGACTGCTGTTTCTACTATCAAGCAAGACCTATCTTTAGTTCCCGACGCCAGCTATTATGTTACTTTTGATGCGAGTGGCGCCCCATCAGGGATATCAATAAAAATTGGTGGAGAGACTATAACAACTATAGATGCATCTTACGCACCAATTTTATCCGAAACAGATGTTAAAAATTTTTCAAGCGGAATCTTTGCAAGCGAAATATCAGACGTCTCATTATGTTTTGAATCTCAAAGTAGATTTACGATTGGTAATGTAAACTTACATCGCATTACTACTTTGACGGCACCGGATGCGTCGTTCCATAACAATGTAAATGTAACAAACCATTTGCTTGTTAAAAACGATGTTTCTATTAACAACCATTTGACTGCGTTACAGGGAGGGTCGGGAATTTCACACCATTCAAACAATACAATTCCCTCACTTTTACCGTCGGGTTCTAGTAATATATCTATAGATGGAACGTGGTTACATGTTAGACATATCGTGGCGACTAATGAGGAAGAAGGGGGTATCAATGATAATCTACAAGGCGCGAACGTCGTCGGAACACCGAGCGAGAATGATTCAAACTGGACAATTAAGTTTGATAATATAGATTACGACCAAATGTTATTTTTTGCCGATGATTATAAAAAATGGGGAATAATTGAAAAAACAATTTTTTCTCCAACATTACAATCTTTAAATTTTATACAATCCTACAAAAAATCAACCGAAAGCGTGGGTGCATACGATGACGGTGATTATGATGATCAGTTATTGATAACATCACCCGCAGATAGTTCCTATATTTATGCTGACAAGCTCAGTAATACTAATATATATTTACATACGCGACCATTTGATGTATATATTCGTCTATCTCCATTATCTCCGAGCCGTGCGGTTTTTCGTAACGACGTAACTATAGCAAATGATTTGGTCGTGGAAAACGACGTTTCCATCAATACATTCTTGAGTGCTATGGATACGTCCTTCCATCACGACGTAACTATAGTCAATGATTTGGTAGTGGAGGGGGACGTTTCTATCAACCATGATTTGGATTGTTATGATGCGTCCTTCCACACCGACGTAACTATAGCAAACGACCTGGTCGTGGAAAACGACGTTTCCATCAATAATTTCTTGAGTGCTATTGATACGTCCTTCCATCGCGACGTAACTATAGCAAACGATTTGTATGTAGGGGGGGACGTTTCTATCAACCATCATTTGGATGGTTATGATGCGTCCTTTCACGCCGACGTAACTATAGCAAACGACCTGGTCGTGGAAAACGACGTTTCCATCAATAATTTCTTGAGTGTCGTGGATGCGTCCTTCCATCACGACGTAACTATAGCAAACGATTTGTATGTGGGGAGGGACGTTTCTATCAATAATTTCTTGAGTGCTATGGATAGTTCCTTTCACACCGACGTAACTATAGGAAAAAATTTGGTTGTGGAACGAGATGTTTCTATCAATAATAGACTGGATGTTTATGATGCGTCGTTCCAAAATAATGTAACTGTAGCGAAGGATTTACTAGTGATAAACGATGTATCCATTAACGGAATATTGAGCGTTGTAGATATGTCTTTTGATAATTATGATGTAAATGTAGGAAATGATATATCCTGCGGAGGAGTATTAAAAGCGTCCCAGGTTTTTGCAGGGACCGGTCCGTTCACCGAACTAGACGAACTAGATAGCAGCTATGTTTTTGTAGGGTCAAATTCTAACAGCGATGCGGTGATGCGGTTGGAGGGGACGGACGGTTCCGGGTGTGAAATCGTTGGAAGTGGTAGCGGAGACAGCCGGTTTGGTATCAACATTATTAACGATGCCGCTACATCCAAAAGTAATGCGTTGACTATATCAAAACAGGGCAATGTGGGCATTAATAATACGTCGCCCACTGTTAAATTAGATGTTGGTGGAAGTATCGCAGCAACCGATATTTCAGGGATTGGTATGGTTCCGATTGGTGGAATAATTATGTGGTCTGGCGAGTTTGAGACTATTCCTGATGGGTGGGCAAAATGTGATGATTTTGATAATGTGTTTGTTAAAGGAACTGCAACCACCAATCAATCAGTTGGTGGTGCTGACCATTGGTCACTCGAAGCAAAATACATACCGCCTCATACACACAATATACCTGGTGGCACTATTACAAATAACCAATATGACCTCGCCGGCAGCCACGTGGTCACAACCACCACCGACACGGTCAACAATACCCACACACACAGCCTCAGCGACGCCAAGCTCCACCAACACGACGACCTCACCACCAATAGTGCGGACACACACACACACACACACAACGACGCCAACACCGCCGCCAGCGGCAATCCGCACGACAAAATAACGCCGCATCCTACCTACTGGGGGTGGACGTCGAACACGACGGAGTTTGATAAATACACCACCACGCACACGGCCACTGACCACCACACCCACAACCTTGCCCAATGGATGCAAGGGGGTGGCTGGAACGACATCGGCACCAGCGCGCCTAAAACGGCATCGGCGACGCCGGCCCACACCGTCGACGTGGCCGCAACGCCGGGAGGCAGTCATGTGCACAGTCTAACTATGGAAACAACAACGACCGACTACACCGGGACCAACCCACCAAATACATCTATCCCTAATGTTCCAAAACACATGTTATTATATTTTATAGAAAGGATAAAATAATCTATAAATATTAAATCTTCGTATTTATTTTTTATTAAAAATAATAAATAAATATTATATGTCTTTAGGAGATGGAGATTTTAAAGATTTATCTGCTACTTCAATAATAATAACAGATGGTTTATTTGAAATATATGGTGATATTAGCGTTAATGGTTATTTACTCGCTTATGATGCTAGTTTTCGTAACGATGTAACTATTACAAATGATTTGCTCGTGGAAACGGATGTTTCTATTAATTTTAATTTAAGTGCTGTGGATGCATCATTCCAGAATAACGTAACTATAGCGAACAACTTGGTTGTGGAAAATGATGTTTCTATTAATAATTACATCAGTGCTGTGGATGCGTCGTTCCACAACGAGGTCACTATAGGCAATAACTTGGTTATAGAACACGATGTTTCCATCAACCATCAATTGGATGGTCACGATGTGTCGTTTCATAACTGTGTAACAATTACAAATGACTTGGTTATAGAAAACGATCTTTCCATTAATTTGGTTTTAACCGGAATTGATGCATCGTTTCATAATAACGCAACTATAGCGAACAATTTGGTTGTGGAAAATGATGTTTCCATTAACAATATATTGGATGCTTATGATGCGTCGTTTCACAACGATGTAACTATTGCGAAGGATTTGGTTGTGAAGGGGGATGTTTCTATCAACCATCATTTGAATCTTTATGATGCGTCGTTTCACAATGATGTAACTATTGTAAACGACCTGGTTATGGAGAAGGATGTTTCCGTTAATAATTACTTGAGCGCTATAGATGCGTCATTCCAGAATAACGTAACTATAGAAAAGGACTTGGTTATAGAAGTGGATGTTTCTATCAACCATCATTTGGATGGTTATGATGCGTCCTTTCACGCCGACGTAACTATAGCAAACGACCTGGTCGTGGAAAACGATGTTTCCATCAACCATCTATTCAATGCTTATGATGCGTCCTTCCATAATAACGTAACATTAGCCAATAACCTTGTTATAGAACACGATGTTTCTATTAATAGTAAGTTGAGTGCTTATGATGTGTCTTTCAACAACGACGTAACGATTGTGAACGACCTGGTTATAGAGCATGATGTTTCTATTAACAATATATTTGATGCTTATGATGCGTCGTTCCACAATGATGTAACAGTGGCCAATAACTTGGTTATAGAGCACGATGTTTCTATCAATACTTACTTGAGTGTCATAGATACGTCGTTCCACAACGACGTAACAATTGTGAACGACTTGGTGGTGGAGCATGATATCTCTGTAAACGGACGGTTGGATGCGTTTGACGTATCGTTTCGCAACAATCTAATTGTAGATAATGATATATCCTGCGGAGGAGTATTAAAAGCGCCCCAGGTTTTTGCAGGGACCGGTCCGTTCACCGAACTAGACGATCTAGATAGCAGCTATGTTTTTGTAGGGTCCAATTCTAACAGCGATGCGGTGATGTGGTTGGAAGGGACGGACGGTTCCGGGTGCGAAATCGTTGGAAGTGGTAGTGGAGACAACCGGTTTGGTATCAACATTATTAACGATGATGCTACATCCAAAAGTAATGCGTTGACTATATCAAAACAGGGCAATGTGGGCATTAATAATCCGTCACCCACCGTTAAATTAGATGTTAATGGAAGTATCGCAGCAACCGATATTTCAGGGTTTGGTGTGGTTCCGATTGGTGGAATAATTATGTGGTATGGAGATATTACAACATCAATGCCAGATGGATGGATGTTATGTAACAACACAAATAGCGAAAATGGCATAAAAAATATTAATTTGTCTTTTAGTTTTGTTATGGGACGAGAAGAAGACTCTCAATCAACAGCAACAGTGGGCAATAACACTGTAGATCTTACAGAATATATTCTTGACCACCATCACCTCAATAACATCATAGACTCAGGCAGTGGTGGATCTCACGAGCACCCAACCATACGGAATACCACCGACTTCGCCCACGCATCGCACAATCACACCATGAACTTCGATGACCCCGCGCCACGCCTCATCGAGTCCGCTAATAATGCGGATGATTCATTTCTTGCGCACAAACACCTCGGGAAGGACAAGACGGCAGATCTCATACAATTCTTTGCCTACAGTAACGCCAGCGGCTACACCAGTAGGTACATAGGCAACACCACGGCATATCGCACGACGAGCACCATAAGCGCTTATGGTTGGGGCGTCCACAACCATGGTCAATTTAATACGACCACTCCAAAAGGGTTGAATAGTGACGATCACGCTCATAATTTTACCACATCAATAACTAACAACACACACGAACACACACACGGAGACACGGAGACCGCCACCGCCACCACCACCACCGCCACCACCAATTATGATATTAGACCTAATTGTTTAACATTAGCGTATATAATGCGATATAAATAGTTATTTATTATGGAATCTTCGTATTTATTTTTTATTAAAAATAATAAATAAATATTATATGTCTTTAGGAGACGGAGATTTTAAAGATTTATCTGCTAATTCAATAATAATAGATGGTTCACTTGGAATATACGGCGATATTAGCGGGGATGGGTATTTACATGTCTATGATGCTAGTTTTCGTAACGACGTAACTATAGCCAATAATTTGGTTGTGGAACACGATGTTTCCATTAATAATTACTTGAGCGCTATAGACACATCTTTCCACAACGACGTAACTATAGTCAATAACTTGGTTGTGGAAAATGATGTTTCCATCAACAATCAATTGGGTGCTTATGATGCGTCATTTCACAACGACGTAACCATATCAAACGATTTGGTAATTAAAAATGATGTTTCTGTTAATAATTACTTGAGCGCTATGGGTGCGTCGTTCCACAATAACGTAACTATAGCAAAGGACTTGGTTGTGGGAAATGATGTTTTCATCAACCATAAATTGGATCCTTACGATGCGTCGTTCCGCAATAACGTAACTATAGCAATGGACTTGGTTGTGGGAAATGATGTTTCTATTAATAATTACTTGAGCGCTATGGATGCGTCATTCCATCACGACGTAACTATAGCAAAAGATTTGTATGTGGAGAACGATGTTTCAATAAACCATCATTTGGATGCTTACGATGCGTCCTTCCATAATAACGTAACTATAGCAATGGACTTGGTTGTGGGAAATGATGTTTCTATTAATAATTACTTGAGCGCTATGGATTCGTCATTCCATAACGACGTAACTATAGCAAAAGATTTGTATGTGGAGAACGATGTTTCAATAAACCATCGATTCGATGCTTATGATGCGTCGTTCCACAACAATGTAACAATAGCCAATAATCTGGTTATAGAGCACGATGTTTCTATCAATAGTAAGTTGAGTGTTATTGATTCGTCATTCCACAATAACGTAACTATAGCAAGGTATTTGGTTGTGGAAAATGACGTTTCCATCAACCATCATTTGGATGCTTATGATGCGTCGTTCCACCGCGATGTGCCAATTGTGAACGACCTAGTTATAGAGCACGATGTTTCCATTAATAATATATTGGATGCATATGATGCGTCGTTCCACAATGATGTAACAGTGACCAATAACCTGGTTATAGAGCACGATGTTTCTATCAATACTTACTTGAGCGCAATGGATACGTCACTTCACAACGACGTAACGATTGTGAACGACTTGGTGGTGGAGCATGATATTTCTGTAAACGGGCGGTTGGACGCGTTTGACGTATCGTTTCACAACAATCTAATTGTAGATAATGATATATCCTGCGGAGGAGTATTAAAAGCGCCCCAGGTTTTTGCAGGAACCGGTCCGTTCACCGAACTAGACGATCTAGATAGCAGCTATGTTTTTGTAGGGTCCAATTCTAACAGCGATGCGGTGATGTGGTTGGAAGGGACGGACGGTTCCGGGTGCGAAATCGTTGGAAGTGGTAGTGGAGACAACCGGTTTGGTATCAACATTATTAACGATGCCGCTACATCCAAAAGCGATGCGTTGACTATATCAAAAGATGGCAATGTGGGCATTGATAATCCGTCGCCCACCGTTAAATTACACGTTTCGGGGACTATCGCAGCAACCGATATTTCGGGAATTGGAATGATTCCGCCCGGTGGAATAATTATGTGGAATAGTAGCAATATTCCTGATGGATGGGCGATATGCAATGGTAATAACGATACTCCTGATTTAACAGACCGGTTTGTATATGGATATGATGGAAACACCAATTCCACTTCCACTTCCACAGAGAGTGGTAAAATTGGAGAAGCGCATAATAAAGATAAAATAGCCTCAAATAATATCGCCAATCATAATCACACGGTGAAAGTAACTGCTACTAAAAATACGAGTGCCACTGAGCACCTCGTCGCCGCCACCGCCAACGCCTCCGCCGAACATGAGCACGCAGCCAGGAGCGTGACGTTTTCAACGGCGGACTCGGCGGCAGCGGACCACAGCCACTCTCACACCGCAATCGAGAGGTACCGAAAACACGGCGCCACCATGACCCAGCACTATGGCAATACCACGCCGATTGGTCATCCATGGCTCGGTACATACAACACCGTCCAGATCACCGGGACGCCTCTTTATGAGTCACACGTGCATAGAGTGAATTGGGATGGAATGGAGGAGGAGGGAGAAGCACATTCCCATAACCACTCACACACACACACACACGTGGTGGCACACACACATAATTATACTTCTTCAACTTTTTCGAACCAGATTGCGGGTCAGAACCATCAAGAAGCCCCTCCCGACCCGAGCTATATATGTAGAATTTTTATTATGAGAAAGCGAGTTCCGCAAAGTAACGTCTTTAGTTATAATGCAACGGGAGGGACAGTATTCAATCGTGGTGGTTACCGTTACCATATATTCACTGATAATGGGACGTTTAATGTAATCAATGTGGTTGAGGTTGACCTTCTCGTAGTCGCTGGTGGTGGTGGTGGTGGTAATAGATATGCTGGTGGTGGTGGTGCGGGTGGACTTCTTAATAATAATAATATGTCTTTGTCGTCAGGAACATATGGTATCGTTGTTGGAGCGGGTGGTTCAGGTGGAGCGAGTTTAGCTGGGGCAATTGGTAGTAACGGTACAAATTCGAGTTTCGGAATAGGAACAGGAACAACAGAAACAATAGCAATTGGGGGTGGTGGTGGTGGTGGAGCTACAAGCAATAGTGGGACTAGTGGTGGTTCCGGTGGAGGTGGTCCTTATAGCAGTTCTGGTAATTTTGGTAGTGGTACTAGTGGTCAGGGAAATAGTGGTGGTAAAGGAAGAGTTGCGGCGGGATACTCCAGCGGCTATTCGGGCGGTGGGGGTGGTGGTAGTGGTGGTGTAGGAGGTGATGCGAGAGGTCCAGAACTCGGTGGACATGGTGGAGTTGGAACGGAAGTTTTCGGAACGTTCTATGCTGGTGGTGGTGGTGGTGGTGGTGATGGTGGTAATGATAGTGGTCGTAATAGTGGTAGTGGTGGTAACGGTGGTGGTGGAAATGGTGGAAATCCTTCTGGTTTTAATGCTCTGGAAAATAGTGGTGGTGGTGGTGGTGCTGCTCGGTCCGGCAGTGGGACCGGCGGTAATGGTGGGAAGGGAATCGTGATAATAAGATATTCCATATAAATATATAAAATGCTATATTTCGCAGAACTGAATAACAAAACCAAAGAGGTAATACATTAAAAAATGTCATGTATATGGATTAAGTGATTATCCATTTGGATCCTTAATTATAAAATTGATTATTTAAAACATAGTTATTATGTTATAAATAATGTCGTTGGATATGCTCGCAAAAAAAAACTCACATGAGCGAGACACGCATATATGTTTTGATGAAGAGCCTCATATTTATACAATAGATGGAGATAGCGATTACTTATCGGTTACTACATGGAATCACATTCATTTCGCCAATTTTAATGCAGATAATATTATTACAAATATGATGAATAGTAAGAATTGGAAGAATAGTAAGTATTATGGAAAGACGCGGGATGAAATAAAGGATGGTTGGGAAATTAATCGTGATGACGCTGCGCGACTAGGAACAAAGATGCACTACGATATTGAATGTTACTATAATGGAATGGATGTTAATAATGACTCAATTGAATATAATTATTTTATGCGGTTTGTAAATGATTACCCTGAATTGGTAGCATATCGCACCGAGTGGATGATATGGGACAATGAATTGCGTTTTGCTGGAAGTATTGATATGGTCTATGAAAATCCAGACGGAACACTAATGATTTACGATTGGAAGCGTTCGAAAGGTATTAATAAAACATCATCTTTTATGAAATTTTCACATACTCACTGCATTGAACATATTCCAGATACTAACTTTTGGCATTATTCCCTTCAACTCAATACGTATAAGGCTATTATTGAAAAGAATTACGGAAAAAAAGTTACTTCACTTATGCTAGTATGTTTGCATCCAGATAATAATAGCTATCAACTTATTAAAGTACCCGATTTATCGGAAGAAGTGAAAGAATTATTTAATTTGAGAAAATATATAATAAGTATAAAGAATAATAGTAGTAATTAGTATATGATAGTATTAATTATGGTGGATGATACACATAGTGGCGGTAGAGGAGTAGAAATTATTCTATTAAATGAAAAAGATTTATCAGTTAGAACAATTCCATATGTAGGTGAAGTAAATAACAATTGTTTTTTCAGTATAACACATGATGACAATAATATTTATATTTCAAATAAAAATACGATAATGTCGTTTGACATTAATACTTATAAATTTAATCAAATAATTTCGGAATCTGGAAAAAATATTGAAGCCGAAATACATTATTCGGATGGTTATATATATCGTAATGATGATGAAGTAAATTGTATATCCAAAATAAATGTTAAAACATTAGAGGAAACTTATATTGATATCCTAACGGGAGATATTATACCCGAATTATATAAGTTAAATTATCGTAATGTGCATGAAAAATTACTTTGTAATGTTATTAATATTAAAGTAGACAACAATAAAATATACCTAAATTGTATTGGTTATATTAATATATTAACAAAAGATAACAAGCCACTATTAGAACTATATAAAAACGAAATGAATAAAGTAATAGATAATCCGTATGAAGAAGATTATATTATTAATAACCAAATGAAAAAAAACATATGGTATAGTGATATGGGTCTTACGCGAGCAGATTCATTTGACGATATCATTATTACGAAGGATATATTTATTGAGAAAATTCGCCCACATCTTTATACGGGTAAACAGGTAGAAATAGTATTTGATATGGAAACTAACTCAGCCCTGAGTACAAAATTTTTATTGGATGGAATTAATAATACTATAATAACATATATGTTAATTATAAATGGCGATAGATGGTATTTATATGATGGGGAACTTATAAAATATGAAAATAATACTCTTATAATATCAAGGTATAAAACATTAGATAAATCAATTTATGATTTTATAAGTATGACGCACGATAATAATAATATTTATATTTTTGTATGCAAGCCTTTTACATATTCACACTCTATGATTATATTTAACATTAACACCGAAAAAATAGAATTTAAAAATTTAAATAATGATATTTTTAACACTTCGCATATTATAAATACTGATTATATAAATCAATAATATTTATTTTACAAATAAATATTATTATTATTATTTAATAATTAGACACCTATATTATTACCACATATTATGTCCTAGAGCAACTTCGCCGCCTACAACAACCCCCGAATAAAAATCATTTTTAATGGTGCGAGGAAAGACACCAGCGGACATTGGAAACTCAACGGGGGCGGTATTGACTATTCTGATTACATTACCCGATCCAGGTGTCTCTAGAATACAGAAGAAGGGTCGCTCAAACCCATCCTCGGTGTATAGCTCAATAACCTGCTTGTTGTTGTTTGGACCCTGAAGGAGCTCGATTCTGGCATTGAGTGGGCGACCATCGGTTTTAAGCAACACCTCAACCGAATCAACAAAAGGATCAAATGGGTAAGTGCGAAGTGCGCCACCTTGGATTGTTGATGTTGACTGGATACAATCAATAGACGGCTCTTCTATGTCTTTTGTAACAACGCTCGCAGCAAACGGGAATTCCAGTTGACCAATATTGCGAATAGCAATCGTATTGGGTCCGCGTGGAGTTTCGATTACCGCACCGAACGGACGAAGCTGACCATTTTCAACATAAACTCGCATCTTACACGGGGTATTATCTGGACCATTCCAAAGTTCAATGTCTGCGTCTAGAGGGCGCCCTTCGGTAGACAAGATGAACTCTACACGTTCAAGTAGCGGTGACCTATACGACCAAGTGCGAAGAGAACCACCCTGAACGAGGATAGGTGCGGTGTCTAACAGAGGACGAGTTTTACTTTGAGAGTCGGTAATTTTCTGATCCTGTAGTGGTGTATGAGTAGAAGTGTAAAGGTCGTTCATACTCTTAAGGTGGGTAGAGCGAGACGCCGTGTTTGTCGCTCCCGGAATTACTACAAAGGCATTTGCCATATTGGCCCTGAATAAAGCAGTGAGAAGCATCGTAATTAGAGTGAACTTCATATAGATAAATTATCTGTTTCTGTTTAAATCGCTTTATTATTATTTTTATTAGTATTCAACTCTATTGTAACTATCTTGAAGATGATTTGTTCTAATCGTATCTAAACAAAACATCTCATGAAATATGGATGATTATGGTGTAATCAGAAACAATTAAAAAATATACTACTAATGTCGGCTGCCGTTTATAAATTATATTACTCTTATAGGTCTTCCCATGATTCGGGAATATTTTCTTCCAATGTGGTCGGAATTTCTGTTACGTCAATATCGTTAATTTGGTCTTGTTCACTATTATATCCAAGATAATCGGCGTTTTGGCGGATTAGTTTGGGTGGCGAAGGTGGCTCTCCCAGATCACATAAGCGAACTGTTGTTGGTGGAGGTAATATAATAGTTAGTTGTGTTTTTTTCGCCGCGGCCTCGATTTGGAAGACGCTCTTGCGGGTTTTCTTGACTTTATCGGTTACTTTCACATATTCATCGTATGTTTTTTGTAGTTTTTTCCCTTGTTTATTGCCGACGAAGTTCTTGTTTCCCGAGGTCGTACACTGCGAGATTGTCTTGTGTAGCGTGCTCGCGTCGTGGAAATCCACGACGCACCCAGAGGTAATGAGCTTGGTAATGTCGTTCTCGAGTTTGGCCTGCCCTTCCTCTAGTTTTGCGAGGATGGTTTTCTGGTGAATGTCGCCGCGCACCTTTGGGACGGCGGTGTTTTGAGCGACGACAATTACCGGAACACGCGTCAGGAGGACGGACCGCCACTGCTTCTGGATTCCGCCACGCGTCGTCTGGCGAATCTCCTTTGTGTAGTAGTAGAAGTTCTGCTTGGTGAAGAACCACACGAAGAAGCAGACGGCAATGTGGATGTGTTGAGACACATAGTCGTATGCGACGGCGTTGAAATGCTTCTTCGCAAATATGTTGACGAATGAGTATAGGCACTCCAGTTCCTCGGCGTTTTTCGGCATCGCATCGGAGGACCGCATGCTGTATATCCAGATGGTTCGTGCGTCGTCGCCCATCTTCACCGCGCTCGGATTAACGCACTGGAGCTCCTTCAGCATATCCGAACTCGCGTGAAGGTCGTTGAGCAGCGACATCATAATCGCAGGAACGTGCAAGACGGCGTCGCTCTTCACGGTATTAGAGAACACGTTGGCGAGGTGATCGCGGTTGCCGGTCTTGGCGTCCCACGAGGACGCCAGTTTGCGGTATGTCTGCGACATCGAACCGATTGATGGCGAGTACATGTATGGGGACTTCCTGCTGGCCATTGTTGTTTGTTGAATCTTGCTTGTTGCTTGTAGATAAATCTCTTGTGTTTTTGTGCTCATATAATGTAAAGTGAAAAAGCATTTCAATTTTTTTTACAATGATACATTAATACCCGCATTTGTCGCACTTTGTGCATTTACCTAGGCGTTTATGATGTTCACAGAATTTATCGGGGTAACAATCCCAGCAATTATATTTCTGTCGATTGTGCTCGCAATACAAGTGAGGTGAGCATAGCCTACAGTTGTGTATGTGTTTATTATGCTGGCAAAATGAGGACCCATTTCCGCATTCTTCTTCTCTACACGTGTTCTTTCGCCTACCATGTTTACATATAAATACACCACCGCACCCTTCACGACACATTGCGCGCTGTTTAAAATGACAGCATGTAAGATTTGTTCCGCTCCAGGTATCAAAACGTTTTTTCTTAGGATTCCAATATAGCGTGCCCTTGTTACGTTCGTTTGTGTTGCTAGGAAGATACGGGATCTTTCTAATTATTTTAATACAAGTTAAATCATTAGATTGGTGCATATTATTTTCACTAGTAGACATATTATAGTTGTATTATCACCTATTTTAAGTGACGAGATAGGTTTCAATTTTCTATATATTCACAGTTTTCTACTCTCTCTTACAAGTGTAAAAATACCAAAGGTCGCAATAGATATATTTGCTACTAATATTATTTTTGGAATAGTTAGCCATTTATCAACGTAAGTCGTTTTATTATCTAACGCAGACTTGTAGCGAGTTAAATCTTTAATTAAAAAAAAGCAAATACACGTCGCAATAATAAGAATTAATAGACTTAGCGCGATAAAGGCGACATTGTAAACATCATTCTTTTGCTTCCTGTAGAAACGACTGTAACCTAATAGACCGAGTGATACCAGCATATATTGTCCAATAGTTCTCAACGTTGACTGATAGTATGTCATAATATCATGCTCGTTTTGCATTATATTATAAAGATAGAATAATTATAAAGAGATATCAATACTATTATACAAATGGAGACGGATATTGCTGAAAATAGTATCAAGATAAATGAACCACAGGTAAATGAACCACAGGTAAATGAACCACAGGTAAATGAACCACAGGTAAATGAACCACAGGTAAATGAACCGCTGGTAAATGAACCACAGGTAAATGAACCACAGGTAAATGAACCACAGGTAAATGAACCACAGGTAAATGAACCGCTGGTAAATGAACCACAGGTAAATGAACCACAGGTAAATGAACCGCTGGTAAACGGGGTTAATGTGGAGAATCTTAAAGAGAAGTTTAATGATTTATCTAAATATCCTAGTTTTCAGCATTTAAAATTGCTTGAAAAAACGGATGTAATTGATAAAGTAAACGCGATGTTAGAGCGAGGAAAGAGTTCTAAATGGCTAATTGATATAAACGAGCTAACGATCGGAACAAAAATAGGCGAGGGCAGTAACTCATATGTTAACACGTGTA